AGACTCTAAACAACCATACTAACCGTATCCTAGGTAGTGGGCAGTCACGCGAGAGTAGGCTGCCCACGTTGCATTTGTTATGATTGAAAAATTTAAAAAAATCTTTGATGGATTAGAGGAAAGATTTGGCTATCATCAACTAGATTCTAATAATGGTGAGGGTAAAAAATCTGGAGTATCATTTACATCTTCTTACGCACATACTGAAGAAATGTGGAAAGCACATTTAGAAGGTAAAAAATTTGAAGTTAAAACAAAAAATAAAACTACTCTTGCAGATAGTTTAGGTTTGTGTCCAATAAAAAGTGACAGCACTTGTAAATGGGGTGCCATAGATTTAGATGAATACAAGCCTGATGTAAAAGAGTTATTTAAAAAAATAAAAAGTATAAATGTTCCGTTTATACCTTTCAAGTCTAAAAGTGGTGGAATTCACATATACATATTCTTGACAGAGCCAGTGCCAGCATTACTATTGCGTGAAAAATTACACACAATAAAAAATATTTTTGGAGATTGTAAACCAGATAAAATATTTCCTGTACAAAAATATTTAAATTTAGACAAAGGATCAGCGGGTAGCTGGATAAATTTACCTTATTACAAAGCACATAACACCGAACGATATATGATAAAGGAGGATGGCAGCGCTGCCAGTCTTCAAGAGTTTTTTGAACACTACGAAAGAAATAAAGTAACTCCCTCTCAACTTAAAAAATTAAAATCAAACATAGACGAAGGCGACTCAGGAGACTGGTTTCAAGATGGTCCACCATGTATGCAAGCATTAGCTAAATTTGGTGTACCAAAAAGTCAACGTAATGAGGTTTTGTTAGATATGACAAAATATATAAAATTAAGATATCCAGATGAATGGAAAGATAAAACGTTGGAGTATAATAAAAAATTTTTTCAACCACTTGGTAGAGGTATGAGTTATAGTGAAGTTAGTAATGTGATTGGATCTAGAGAAAAGAAAGATTATAAATATAGATGTGATCAAGATTGGCTAAAAACTTATTGTAATAGAGAAGAGTGTGTAAAAAGAAAATTAGGTATAGGTGGTGGAGTTGATAATGAATTAGTTTTAGGACCATTATCCTTTGTAACCTCAAGTCCTAAGATATGGTATTTAGGTTTTAATGGGGATGAAGTAAGATTATATTCTAAAGAGTTAGTAAAACAAGATTTAGCAAGGGAGGCAGCAACAGAACAAACAGGAAAAACTCCTCCAAAAATAAAAAATTGGGACTTACAAATAAGATCACTTCAACAAAAAGCCACACCGATAGATGCACCAGAAGAAAGTTTACCTGAATTTAAATTAAAATCTTATCTTGAGGACTTTTGTTTTAATCTTAGAATTACAAAAGACAGGAGACAAATTTTAATGGGCAGGCCTTTTGCTGATGGCAATGGCAAAAGAAAATTTATGTTTGATGGATTCTTTAAACATTTACAACTACAAGAGTGGAAAACTTCCGTAGAAATAACTCACCAAATGTTACAGAAATTAAAAGGTATTAGCAGAGAAAAATTTCATATCAAAGAGGGTGTAAAAAAGTGGGTTTATGTCGTAGATGAAAGTATTTTTGATAGGGAGCCAGAGGTAGAACAAAACATTTTAAATTTTAAAACAGGTAGTGGGGACAATCATGACTACTAAAATAGATAAATTTTATAGAAAGAGATACAAAATTTTAGGTGGACCTGGTTGTGGTAAAACAACTGAAATATTAAAAATGTTAAAAAGAAATTTTGAAGCTGGTTTACATTTTGATCAAGCACTTATGATTGGTTTTGCAAAAGCCACGGTAGAAAATTTAAAAGATCGTGCACAAAATGACAAAACATTATCTCTATTTTTTACTGAAAAACAAGCAGACTCTATAAAAACTATACATAAATTTTGTAAAGATCACTTACATGGCTATGAAATATTTAATGAAACTGCAAAATCATTATTTAAAAAACAAATTAAAACTGAACCAGATAATTGGCCAAAACTATCTGATACTAATTATGATGGAACTGATCCAGTTGCGGCTGGTTGGATTGAAGAACACGATTTAAAATTTGGTGCAATTATGAATCTTATTGGGTTTTCAAAACATTCTTTAGGTTTTGAAAAAGCTGTAAAGGTAGGAAAAAATTATAAAATAATAAAAGACCCTTTACAAAGAATTTATCATTTTTATGATGAAGATCCAAGTTATCAATCAGCTAGATTTAAAAGACCAGAGATAAGTTATGTTTATCATAATTTTAAAAATTTTAAAGATCACTACAATATGATTGATTTTGACGATATGTTAGAAAAATCTCTAGCAAAGAATATAGAATTTAAACCATATAAATTAGTATTGGTAGACGAGGCACAAGACCTATCTAAATTAGAGTGGCAAGTAATATCTAAAATTGCAAGAAATACAGAAGAGCTTGTCTTAGTAGGAGACGATGATCAATCTATTTATGATTGGAAGGGGTCTGATACAAGAATATTTCAAAAATGGCCTTGTAAAGAAATATGTAAACGTTCTTTGCCAAAGACACACAGGCTACCACCAGCTGTTTATAATGTGGTTATGAATATACAAAGTCAAATTCAAAAAAGACTTGGAACAAAATTTAATTGCGATCCAAACAAAGAGGGAAGTTTTAGATTTATAGATACCTTAAAAGAATTAAATGGTAGCATAAATTCTAAAACAGATATGATTATGTGTGCAAGAACAAACCACCTTGCTCTTACTTTTAAAAGATACTTAATTGATAGAGGTATTATTTTTAAACATAAAAGTTTTGGTTCTGATAAAGGAACAGTTTTTGAAAGTTTTTTTGATGATCAAAAAAGAAAAATATTAATACAAGCATGGGATACTTTAAAAAATGGTGGTCAAATAAAAGCTCGCTTATACATTGATATGGTAAGAAAATCTCAACCAGGAATGGTGCAGTATGGAAAAAAAGGTGCTTTAGAAAACGGTGATACGCAACCACCTGAATTACAAGATCCTGATTTATATTTAAATTTAGAAAACTTACAAAAGAAATATTATTTTAAAGCACATAAGGATTTAGATTGGTATGAAGTATTAAAATTTACTACAACGAGTAGTTTATTTACAGATAATGAACATTTTAATTTATACTTAAGAGATTGTTGGGAACAAGATCCTACTTTAGAAACTAATATAAAAATAGCTGCCATACATTCTATAAAAGGTATGGAGGCTGATATAGTTGTTTTAGATTCTAACTGGGGACCAAACTCTATTAAATCATATAATAGTGGAGATAGAAGAAAAGAAGATGAGGAAACTAGAGTTGCATATGTTGGAACATCAAGAGCAAAAAAACATTTAATAATATATGAACATAGTATGAAAGTTAAAAATAGGTTTCCTTTACTAACACATGAATTTTTAGAACAATGAGCGAAGAAAAATTAGAAAAATTTATTAGAGGACAAGATAGGGAAGTTTGGGGAGAACACAGTTATTTTTATGAAAAGGAGGAAGAAAATGACGAATAAAGGTATGTTTAAAGGAGTGGCCTACAAGTCACTAGAAGAACAGGTTGGTGGCAAACACTACCGGTCTATGAAAATACAGCCAGCAGAGTTCATTAATGAAAATAAACTCTTGTTTGCTGAGGGAAATGCTATAAAGTATATTTGCAGGCATTCTGTAAAAGGAAAGCAAGAAGATATAGAGAAGGCAATACATTATTTACAAATGATATTAGAGAGGGATTACTCATGATACAAAAAACTTTGTTTGGTAAAGTTCAAAGTGAATGGGTGCAACCAGATCACTTTCCAGATTTATCAAAGTATGATGAAATATCAATTGACTTAGAAACAAAAGATCCAGACTTAAAAACTAAAGGATCCTCTTCAACAAGAAACGTAGGTGATGTAGTTGGTATAGCTGTGGCTGTAAAAGATTGGGCAGGATATTATCCTATTGCTCATGAAGCAGGACCTAACATGAATAGAAAGCAAGTTCTTGCCTGGTTTAGTGATGTATTAAAAACAGATTCTCTAAAAATATTTCATAATGCTATATATGATGTGCTTTGGATTCACAGACTAGGACTCACGGTTCACGGAACAGTTGTAGATACGATGGTAGTTGCATCTTTAGTTGATGAAAATAGGTTTAGATATGATCTTAACTCTGTTGCCAACGATTACATAGGCATGGGTAAAAATGAATCTGCTTTACAAGAGGCTGCAAAAGAATGGGGTGTAGACCCTAAGTCTGAGATGTACAAACTACCTGCGATGTATGTAGGTGAGTACGCAGAACGAGATGCAGAGATCACTTTATCTCTTTGGCAAGAATTTAAAAAAGAAATAAACTCACAAGATTTACATGCAATTGTAGAGCTAGAACAACAGGTATTTCCATGTTTATTAGAAATGAAATTAAAAGGAGTGAGAATAGACGAAGATCAACTAACAAGAGTTGAAAACACTTTACAAAAAAATTATGACAAATATATGAAAAGGGTTAAAGAAGATGTAGATTTTTACCCAGAAATATGGGCTGCAGCTAGCATTGAAAAAGTTTGTCAAGTTAGAAATATCACTGACTTTGATAGAACACCAAAAACAGGAAAACCTTCTTTTACAAAAAATTATTTAAAAAATCATAAAGACCCGGTGTTACGAGCGATTAATAGTGCAAGAGAGGCGGATAAATTAAAAAATACTTTTCTAGATTCTATTAAAAATTTTGTACATAATGGTAGAATACATGCAGATATACATCAACTCAAAGGTGACTTTGGTGGAACTGTGACAGGTAGATTGTCATACTCTAATCCAAACTTACAACAAATACCTAATTACACAGATATAGGAATGGGAGTTAGATCTATATTTGTGCCCGAGAAAGGCCATAGATGGGGTTGTTTTGACTATTCTCAACAAGAACCTAGGCTGGTAGTGCATTTTGCTCTAAGTA